AACAAACAGTTCCATCAATTAGAAATAGATAATGGGTAAAGAATTAGAAATAAATCACACAGAAGTATTCAGTCGAAACCTAGATGCTTATGAACAAGGACATAGATACATACTTAATCAAGGCGGATCACGTTCTAGTAAGACCTATTCACTATTACAATTGATTATATATCTATGTTTAACTAGAAAGATTAGTGTATCAATAGTAAGACAGTCATTACCATCATTAAGAGGTTCTGTAATGAGAGACTTCTTTGAGATAATGAAAGAGTTAGAACTATATGATGTATCAAACCATCAGAAGACTGAGAACTATTATAAATTTACTAATGGTTCAGTAGTAGAGTTCTTTGCTACAATAGATGATCAGAAGTTAAGAGGTCGTAAAAGAGACATATTGTATATGAATGAGGCGAATGAAATATCATTTACTGAATTTAACCAATTAGCTTTAAGAACTACTGGATCTATTTTCATAGATTATAATCCATCCGATACTGAATCATATCTATATGACTTACTTAAAGATGAGAAGAAGTCTGTATTAATCAAATCTACTTATAAAGATAATCCTTTCTTAGGTCAAGAACAAATAGACTATATTGAGAATTTAATAAATGTAGATGAGAACTATTATAAAGTATATGCGTTAGGTGAGAGACCTACCAGTGAGAGTAGAATATATTCACACTTCAAATTATACTCAGATAAACAGAATCCATCAGATTGGTGTTATGGTTTAGACTTTGGGTATAATCACCCTTCTGCTTTAGTTAAAGTAATGTATGTAGATAATAGAATCTATGTTGAAGAGTTAATATATAAACAACATTTAACCGTAACTGAATTAGTCACACAAGTTAGAAGACTAATCGGTGATAGTAAGCCTATCTATTGTGATAGTGCCAGACCTGAGATAATAAGTGAGTTAAGAAAGATGGGATTACAAGCTAAGGAATCTAATAAATCAGTTAAAGAAGGTATAAATGCGGTTAAATCATCAGAGATTTATATTGAAGTGAACTCATCTAACATATTAAAGGAATACAAATTATATTCTTGGAAGACTAAAGGTGAAAAAGTAACTGATGAGGTTGTTAAATTGAATGATGATGCTATGGATGCTATAAGATATGCTATCTTTACACATCAGAAGAAGAAGTTTAATGGTAAAGGTGCTAGTATATTTATACCAAGACCACCAAGTTTAGATGATGATTGGTAAGATACTTTTAGTAAAAACACACTTTTACAAGTTAATATATAACAATATGATAAATAAAAATAAAAATATATTTTAAGATTATGACACAAATACAATACAGTAATATGGTAGTTAATGTCCCAGAAAGCTGGGATGATTTAACATTAAAACAATACTTAGAGTTTACTAAGGTTGCTGAGACAGTTAAAGAAGATGACAATTCTATTGAGAATACATTAAGAACATATAAGCTAGTTGAGATATTAACTGGTATGACAGAAGAAGAATTAGATGAGATGAGTATAGTTGATATGAATGATTTATCTGCTAAACTATCTCATATTATAACAAACTTTAAGTTTAATAACGAACCAAGTAATCATTTCAATATTGATGGTGTTGATTATGTGGCTAAGAATACAGCTGAATTGGACAATGGTGAGTATATTACACTTAATATATTAAAAGAACAATATACTAATCAGTATGAATTATTCCCTATGTTATTATCTGTATTAGTTAGACCAGGTAAGATGGAATATGACCCAGAATCTAAGAAAGAAATATGGGAAGCTGAGAAGTTTAACAGAAGAGATTTGAACAATATGAAGTTAAGAGCTGATTTATTTATGGAAAAGGCATTAGCTAAAGATGTTATACCAGTATTGAATTTTTTTTTGAGTATGAATCAGATATCTCTGTAAAGTTTGAGAGTCTGTTCACTCACGCGGTTGATGGTGAAGGTGCTATGCACGGAATGAATGATGATCAATCACATAAGTATAGATGGATAGCATTTATGGATAGGTTATCTGATGGTGATATAACTAAACACGATGAGATATACAGAAGAAATTATATTGAGACACTTAACCTATTGTCATATTGGAAAATAAGAGATCAAGCGCAGGAACTCGCTAATAAAATGAATAACAGATAATGAGTAATAACACATTAACAATTAATAAGTTAAAATCTATATTTGAGGATATAGCTAATCGTCATTGGATGATTAATGATTATGGATTTGGTCCAAGTTACAACATTGGTAATGATAAGCCTATGAACTTTCCTTATCTATGGATAGAACCTGTTAATACAAGAGTTCATTCTGTTAATGGTCAGTCAGGTCCAGTAGAATACTATACATTTAATATGTATGTAATGGACAAGATTAACAAAGGCGATGATAATTATATCGATACATCATCTGATTGTGATTATATTTCTAAAACTATTCTTACTCAATTAGAACAACACGTTTATTTTCAAGACTTAGATTTATCTTTTGAAGGTGATGCAACTGGTGAATGTGTTTATGAACAAACAGAGGATAATGCGAATGGTTGGGTGACTAACTTCACATTAAAATTACCATTAAGATATACTCCTTGTAATGAACCATTCACACCTATATATGGTTATACTGTTTCATTACCCACACCTGGTTCAAATGTATTTCAAATTAGTTATATTGGTCCTGCTGGTCCGACTGGGGCTGATGGTTCAACAGGTCCTCAAGGTGCTACTGGTCCTCAAGGTGCTACCGGAAGTCAAGGTATCCAAGGCGCTACCGGACCACAAGGCGCTACTGGAAGTCAAGGTATCCAAGGTATTCAAGGCGCTACCGGAAGTCAAGGTATACAGGGTATTCAAGGAGAACGTGGTGCTACAGGAAGTCAAGGTATACAAGGATTAACTACTAACTACATTCCTAAAGCAACTGCAAGTGATACTATTGGAGATAGTTCTATTACAGATGATGGTACAACTGTAAGTATAAATAAAAAGACTTCAATAACACAAAATACAACTGGAACAGGAGCTAAGGGATTAAGTGTAAACTTTAATACAATAGGGGAGGTCTTTTATCTTGATGATAATGGGGAACTTGTTTATAACGCAAACGCAGGGGCTACATTTAAAGGTTCTAATGGTATAATAAATGTTATATCAAATGGAGGTGTTAATCCTTATATTATTTTTAAGTACGCAAATGGAGCTAGTACAAGCGGTTATTTAAGTGGAGATGGTAACTCATTAGTAATAGATACGGCAGCTTTAAAAATAAATCAATTAACACCCTCTCAAATAGTAGAAACAGATGCTAGTAAAAATTTAGTAAGTGCTGCTAAAGGAACGGCTTATAATAAAAACTTCGGCACAACTGCTGGCACTGTTTTAGAGGGGGATAGAATTACACAAGTAATAACAAATGGAGTTACTGATAAAGTACCTAGTGAAGATGCTGTATTTGATGCTTTAATAACTAAAGCACCATTAGCAAGTCCAGCATTGACAGGAAATCCAACTGCTCCAACACAAACGGAAGGAGATAATAGTACTAAAATAGCTACAACTGAATATATTGATAGAAAAACTTTATTTAAAACAACTTCTGATTCATCAACTCATACAGGTACATTAACAAATACCATTGTTTTTTCAGAGGATATTTCAAATAAATTAAGTTCAGGAGATATTGCAGAAATAGTTTCTGACGTTGTAAGGGTAAGCGGTTCAACTTCTGCTACAATTAGATACTATTTAAACTCAAGTAATTCTCTTTCTGGCGCAACACCAATCGGAGTATATACATATGGATTTAGTGGATTAAATATTGCAGACTTTAGAAGGCAATTAATAGTTAAATCATCTACATCAATAAGAATTAAAGGAGCTTCAAGTTCATTACTTAATGATTATGGTGTTTTTTCAAATTATACAAACGTTACAGTTAATTTAGGAACTCTATGGATAATTTTTGCTATTACATTAGGAAATACAGGTGACCAGTTTTTAGTTTCATCAAGAAAAATGGTAAAATAATTATATATTTGATATATGAAAAAAATTGATTTTACTGTTTTAATACCTGTATATAATACTAAAGCCGCTGAGTTAATTGAAGCGGCTTTTAGCGTTCATCCAACTAACCAATCAATAAAACAAGATTATAAAATTTTGATTATTGATGACGGTTCAACAAATCAAGATACTTTAAAGGCTCTTAATTTTTTAGGATTACAGCATTTGGTTCTGGTGGTGGCGGTGGTGGTGCTGGAACTACTGGTGGACGTGGTGGTGACGGTGGTGGTGGTCGTGTGATTATTACTTGTATATAAAAAATAATTAAACAGTATGTATTATAATTTAATTGAATTCACATTTGGTTTATATCAACAAGCTTTACAAGAAATTGATGAATATGGTATTGTTACAAGATACCTTAATTTAGATTTAACTGAATTAGAATTACCATTAGTAACAGAAAGCAAAGTGATTGAAGAAAATTATAAAGTAAACTGATAACTCAGGTACTTGGAATCTATTAGATGATAGTGGTGATTTAAGTGGAATTAGTGGTACGTCTATACAATTTGGTCTAATACACACACACACACACACACACACACACAAAAAATAATAGTTGATAAACTATAAAATAATTATATTTTACTATTATGAATATATCATTTGATTTCGATAAAAAGCAATATTAATATAATGAATTTAAGTTTTAAGAAGTTTGATAATAAAAATGGTATGTCAGTTTGTATATTAGATAATTGTGGTGGTGGTTATGTACCAATTGCTAAAAGATTATCTAAGTTCTTTTCAAAGACATATTATCATTCAGTAAACCAGAATCCATTTCCTAGATTATCATTAAGTAATATTGGGACTGGATATGATGAGATAGAAAGAATTGATGAATTTTGGGGTAGTCTAGAACTATTTGATGTTATAGTTATACCAGATATTTACTTTAATGATTGGGGTTCTCGTCTTAGAAAGATGGGTAAACTTGTTTGGGGTGGATGTGAATCCGAAGTTCTTGAAACTGATAGAAAATTATTCAAAGAAGAAGTAGAAGTATGTGGATTACCAGTTGCACCTACTAAATATATTAAGGGAATAGATGAATTATCTAAATACTTACAAGGTGTTGAAGATAAATGGATTAAGATATCATATTATAGAGGTGAGATGGAGACATTCCATCACGTAGATTATGAACATACTAAGCAATGGATTAATGAAATGAGTTATATTATGGGCCCAATGGCATCTGTATTAGAATTTCAAGTAGAAGATAGTATTAAGTCGATTGCTGAGATTGGTTGTGATGGTTGGGCTGTCAATGGTAAGTATCCAGAACAATTAATATGGGGTATTGAGGTTAAAGATTGTGGTTATATTGGTAAGAAGATAGATTATAATCAATTACCAGCACCTATTAAGTTAGTTAATGATAAATTTGGTCCAGTTTTACAGAAATATAAACACACTGGCTTCTATTCTAATGAAATTAGATATACAGAAGATAAACAATCTTATTATACAGATGCTGCTATGAGAGCAGGATCGCCTCCATCTAATACATATATGGATATGATTGATAATTGGGGTGAAATAATCATTGCTGGTTGTAAAGGTGAGATAGTTCAACCAAAATTTACAGCAGAATATGGTGTTGAAATTATATTAAAGAGTAACTATTGTAACCAAGGTTACTTAAATGTTTCTTATCCAGAGGAATACAAAGATAATATTAAATTAAAAGGATCATTCAAATTAAATGGTGTTGAATATATTATACCATTCACACATTGTGGGTTTGATATGGTGGAATTCGGATCAGTTGTAGTAACTGGTAATGACATATCAGAAATCATTGAGAAGGCTTTAGAGATAGCTTCTAGTGTCGAAGGATATAAAGTAGAGTTTAATGCTGCTGCTTTACCAGAAGCAATTAATGACTTAAATAAGATACAACAAATATTAAATGTTAAATTTTAATGGATGATTATAAAGAACTTAAACTAGCTGTTGATAAGTTAGGTAAAGAATATATTTTAGAATTAACGAAGCAACTTATTGCTGCTGATAAAAAGGCATCTGGTAAATTACTTCGTTCATTAAATTATAATGTTATAGAAGTTTTAGGTAATGTAATGTTAAGAATTGAGGCTGAAAGATATCTATTGGATGTTGATAAAGGTAGAAAGCCTGGTAAGATGCCTCCTACAAGTCCAATTAAAAAGTGGATAGATGTTAGGAAGATAAAACCGAAGGATATGACAAGAGATCAACTAGCTTTTGTTATAGCTAGGTCAATTAAGAAGAAAGGAATACAACCAACAAATGTTATACAAAAAACTATTGATAACATATTAAAGAATAAAACAAAAATCTTAGCTGAAGCAGCATCAAAAGATGTGATGAAACAGATAGATAAAATATTAATTAACTTATAAAAATGGCAACAGTAAACGTAATAACTAATCCAGGAACATACTCACCTATAAACGCTGAAGTGTGGTTTAATCTTAACTCAGCATCTAGCTCTGTATCTGATTTTAAATATGTTGTTGATGTTAATAAGGTTGATCCTGTATCAAGTGCTAAGACTAGTTTAGGTAGATATAGAATACCACCAAGACCATCAACTGGTTATGGATTATTCTCACCACATAAACTATTAAGAACACAAGTTAGTTATAACTTAGGTCCATTTATAACAAAACCAACAGTTGCTACTAATTCAATAGTAAAATATAATATTGATTATGGATTTCAGTATAATATAGGTGAAACATTTGTAGATACTTATTCTGGTACAGGTAACAGATTAGGTTTAATCTTTACAGCAACATCATCATTCTTACCAGGTGATATTATTACAATAGATAAGAACAATAAACAAAGTAACCCACAATATGATGGTACTTGCTCAGTGTATGCTATATATAATTCTTATCCAGTGTTTTTACTTGAGACTGATAAACAATTTGTCTCATCTATTATTAATGATGGTGGTCAAGTATCTAATTTATTAAGAATGGTTGGTAGTTCATCTAACTTTTATGGTTATAATGGAACAAGACAATACGATCAAATAAAACAAAACTTCTCAGATACACACGTTGTTTATAAAAACACTAATCCTGTTGAATTTTTAAGTAATTATAGAACTGGTTCTACTACACTTCCTGCTTCATATTCTGACTTTGCTACAAAATATGATTATTTATGTAAGAAAGTATATAGTAATCAATATGAAACACTTTCATTTATGGCTGATGTTGCTACAATGTCTGAGGCTAATAATGAGATATTTGCATATGTATTTGGTTATGATAGTTTAGGTAATGTACAACTTGGTGATTTTTTCCCAGTTACTCCAGTAGTTAGTGCTAAATATAAAAGATATGACTTACCAGTAGGACCACAGAATTTAATAAATGGTGGATATTTTGGTTCAACATATAGTGATTTATTATATAATGGTAGTTTTACTGCTTCTGATGGTGGTTGGGATATTACAAGTAGTTTAATTTCTGGTAAATATTCAACATTCTCTATTGTATCTAACCAAGCTAAGTATCAATCACAAGATGGCGCTGGTCTATTCTTTAAAAATAATGTATCTGTATTTCAACCAGGTATGTCATATAATATATCAATAGATGTTGTTACTGTATCATCTACTGGTAGTATGTTTGCTCAATTAGCAATTGGTGATTCTGGAATACCAGGAACAACCTTAACATTACCATATCCATTAACAACTCCTGGAACATATACTGGTACAGTTATATGTGATGGGGGCACACAAGCTGTTATTATATCATCATCATATCCGGATGCTGGAACAGTTATATTTGATAACTTTAAGGTGACTAAATCTAGTATACCAGAATATTACTATGTAACAATAGCTGATGCCATAACAGGTAACCCAAAAGCAACTAAATACTATCATATTGTTGAAAATTGTTCTCCTTATCCTACGAACTTTAGAATTGCTTTCCAGAATAGACACGGTGGATTTGACTATTGGAACTTTAACTGGAAGAGTATAAACACTTTAAACACATCTAAGAATGAATTTAGAAAGGTTTTAGATTATAATTATAATGTTGGTGATAGACAAGATACTGTATTATCTCAAAAGGCTAATGAGACTTTCAATATTAGTTCTGATTGGATAACAGAATATGATTCTAAATACCTTAAAGAGTTAATAACAAGTCCAGAGGTATATCATATTAACGAAGAAGATGGAGTTTATTATCCAATTATAATAACTGATACATCATATCAAGTTTATACAGCAATAGATAATAAACTATTCTGTATAAATGTAACATTCAAATACGCTTATGATATTAATCTTCAACAATCATAATGTGATATAAATGTCATTATATATATTTAATATGTAAGAAAAATTTAATTAATTATGAATACAAGATTGGAGATAATATTAGAAGTAGGTGGGCAAAGATTTTACCTTGATACACAAGGTATTGAAACTATACCATTGACATTCAACATTGCTAATATTAAGGACATTAGTACTACTAATGGATCTTTCTCTAAGTCAATAGTTATACCTGAGACACCAAATAATAGAGATGTATTTAATAATATATCTGATTTGAACTCAGTTAGTTCATTCAACCCTAATAAAAGAAATAGAGCCTATATATTAGTTGATTCTCAGATGATTATTGAGGGTTATTTTCAATTAACTGATATAGGAATTGATCATAATGATAATAAGAATTCAATTACTCTTGTTATATTTACAGATAATAATGACTTCTATACTGTATTAGCAGATGATTATATTGACCAATTAGATTTAAGTAGATTCGACCATATTTGGAGTGAATCTGTTATTAAATATTCTTGGACACAATCATTTACAAATGGTTTCTATTATCCTCTTATTGATTATGGTAATGACTGGACATTAGATGATATAAATGGAACTAATCCATACTTAACCAATGGTGCTTATGTTAATACTAAGAACTTTTATCCAGCATTATATGCTAGAACTATTTGGGATCAGATATTTACAGAGGCTGGATTCTCTTGGGTTTCAAAATCATTAACACAATCAACTCCTTTTGATAATTTAATTGTTCCTTTTAATTCTAAAGAACCTGGTGTATCACAGAACTATTTGGATACGAATGTATTTCAAGTTGGTTTAAGTCAATCCAAAGGTTTAACAACATCATATTGGTATTGTTATGATAATGCTAATCCAACTTGGTTCTATCAGCCATCAAGTTGGGGTGTATTTAATCCTTATGGTGGATCAAACGACCCAGATTATGGTCCTAGTTATCCAAGTGGTACTATCACTCAGGCTACAAGGGTTAAATTTGATAATGAATCATATCCAAATGATGATCCTAATAACTTATGGAATACAACATTATTTGAATATACCAATACATCTGGTTTCCCTATTACAGAGAGATTCGGATTTGATTTTAAGATTAGTCAATTATTTTATTACTCACAAGCAAACCCACCATATTTACAATTAAAGAGATCAAGAAATCCAATAACTGGTGCTACGGTATCTGGAGGTGTTGAAGTCTATACATCAGATCAATATCTGACAACTACGAGTGGTCACCCAAGCTTCCCTGTAACACCTGCTAATAGTTTATGGCAAGTATTACAAACAGCTGGGTTTGGACAGGCTGGTGCATTTGAGAGTGGATATGGACCTCATTATGAATATGAAGTCCTACAATCTTCTTTCCGATCACCATCTATGCAATTATTTGCTGGTGAAAAAGTTTGGGTAGAGTATGTTTATCCTTTAGCTGGACCAGGTGGTAATGATTTCTTAGAAGATATACAAGATTATTGGAGTTATCCAAATAGTGGTCCTATATATAGAGCTTATTTAAGACCAGGGTTAACTGTATCTATGATTGACCAAAGTTCCATAATGTATAATGAAGTATCACAATCTTCTAACATTAACCAACCTATTGCGATTAATTCTTGTATTCCAAAAAAAATTAAAAAGAGAGATTTCATTTTATCACTTATTAAAATGTTCAACTTAGTTATTGAACCTAATAAGGATTTCCCTAATACGTTGAATGTTGAGACAAGAGATTATTATTATAGTACTGGTACTATTAAAGATTGGTCTGATAAAGTAGATCACCTACAACCAATAGAGGTTCAGATATTGGGTGAAACTCAGAATAAGAGAACTAAGTTCAAATATAAAGATGATAAGGACTATTATAACAAAAACTATACTGATTTAACTCAACAATCTTATGGTGAATTCTCTTATATAACAGAGAATGAATTTGTTGATGGTGAGAAAAAGGTTGAGATTGTATTTAGTCCTACTCCAGTCGCGTCTTTAGTAAATGCTACAACACCTGGTGGAACTGGTGGTTCTGCTTCCAGTATTGTTCTTCCTAAGATATATAATGTTAATAATAATAAAGCTGAATATGCAGCATCCAATATTAGAATATTACAAAAGAAGTATATAACTAACTTATCTACACAAGATAGATGGTCATTTAATAATAGTACTAACTATCAATATGGTTATCCATATGCTGGTCATTATGATGATCCATATAATCCAACAATAGATATAAACTTTGGTCAGACACAATACTTATATTATCCTCAAACAGTTGTAACTAACAATAACTTAATAACAAAGTATTGGGAGAAGATGTTGAATGAGATTTCAGATACAGATTCAAGAATAGTATCTGTTAATATGTATTTGGATCCATTTGATATTATCAATTTTAGGTTCAATGATAACATCTATTTAGATTTTGGTAGTGGTGGTCAATACTATAAAGTTAATAAGATTGAAGGATATGATCCTACTACTATAAGAACTTGTAGAGTTGAGTTAATCAAGACAAAAGAAATAACAGTTAGGAAGGATTCTAAATATACCAGAGGTTTAGTAATTCCATTTAATCCTATTTTATCAAATCCAATTAAAACTGATAAGTTTAATACTATTAATGCTACTGATGTTGCTATATTGGGTAGAGATAATACTGCTGGTAAAGCAGGAACATCAATTGTTGGTAATTCTAATAGCTCTAATGCTTATAATACTGTTATAAATGGTTCATACAATAGTGTGGCTTCTAATGAGAGTATTATAAATGGTTCTTATAATATAATAGACGCTAACTCACCTAATAATATTATATTAGGTTCTAGTAATAGTGTTTATAATTCTAGTAACATTAAAGTATTTGGTGATAATAATACATTCCAACCAATTGTTGGAACATCTACACCTATTACAAATGTAACTGTTATCGGAAACGATATGACTGTTACAAATAGTGACAGTATTAATATAAGTGATGTATTGATTATCAATACAAACTTTATATCTGCTGGTAGAGATGAAATATTGGATCCTTTCTTTGATAATTCTCCTATAAATTATATTTCTGGTAGTAGAGATTCTATTAGAGATTTAGGTTCATATAATAATATATCAATTATATCAGGCGGTAGAGACATAATAATATAAAATAATTAAATATAATGGGAATAATACAAGGTAATAGTAGATTATCACATCATACACTAACAACAGGAGGTTCTACATTTTCAGTTCCTTCTCAAGAAGACTTCACATTAAAAGGATCATCTCAGTCTTGGACTATTAGTGATCTAGCATTATCAGAAATTGGTGTTAATGAGGGAGATAAAAAAGCCTATATAAGAATAGCTGATACTATCAACGAGTTATCTTTTGTTGGTGGTGTTAATGGTAATAATTTATCAAAAACATTACACTATGGTAATGATTCTGGTACTTACTCAATTATAATGGGTACTGCTACATCTATCAAATCTGCTAATGGTGGTGGTCAAATTGATTTAGATTATTTTAGTTCTTCTGGTGAGGTATCAATAACAACAGATGGTGGTGCTCAATCAGAATCATATTTGTATATGACACCAACAAGTACAGATGTTGGTGGTGGTAATGGAGGGAGTATTACACTATCAGGTGATGTTAGTATTAATGCACCATCTACTAATAGGATATATATGAGAGGTGGTAATACAGGGCTTAATATAAGTGGTAGATATGATGTAGGTGGTTCTGAGGATATAATTAAGTTTATAAATAACTCAACACAATCATTCACAACACAAAATAGTAATAAACCAAGTATATCTATATCATCAAGAAGTTCAACAATAGGCGCTGGTGTTACCAACTCAGTTATATTGGGTGGTGTTGGCATTAACGCAACATACTCAAATTCTGTTTATGTACCTGATTTATATATACAAAGTGGTAAATCTATAAAATCAACAAATGGTAGTAGTCAAATTGGTTTAGATGCACTTGGAGCAAATACTATACTAATTGATAATTTAGGTGGACTTGGAACAGATGCTTACTTGCATATGAATAATAATACTAACGTATTAGGCACATCCGAAACTGGTACAACTACTCTTACTGGTGGTTCTTATAACTTTGTTAATGCTTATGGTTCAGATACAGGTAAAAAATCAGGTATAGATATAAAAACACTTTCTGGTACTTACTCTAGTGTTAGATTAAATAATAGACAATTTAGATATGATACATACAGTACAAGTGCTATAGGTACATATTCTATTCAAACATTAGACTTTATGAATGATGGTCAAACTATTAGTATAAATGTAATGTTAAATTCATATACTAGTTTTCCTGATAGAAACATTGGTGTTAAATTATTTGCAGTATTTATAAAATATGGTGGTACTATCTATCAAACTGGTACTACTGATAATGTAACCAAAGATGGTTATAGTGATGGAACATCCGCTACAATAGATACAGATGGTACAAACATTTATATTAAATTCCACGCAGGTTCAAATATATTCTATGATGTTAATTTCGCATATGACTATATACTTTCATAATAAATTAAAACAATAAAATGGCAGATAAGAAGGTCGATATAGACATATTGGTAAACACCGCTAACTCAGCTAAATCCGTTGGAGAGCTGAGAAAAGCGATGAAGGATTTATCATTTGCTCAAGAAGAAGTAGACAAATCGTCTCCTGACTTTGAGAAGTTAACAAGTGCTATCAATACTGTTGAAGGTAGAATTGGTGACCTTAATGATGCATTCAGAACATTTGCTGGATCTGGGGTTGAAAGATTAAATGCTTCAACTAATTTATTACAAGAGTCTTTTAGTTCACTTGATTTAGGTAAATTAAAAGTTGGTTTATCAGGTTTGAAACAAATACCTGGAGCATTAGCTGGTGAGATAGGTGACTTATCTAAAGTTTTGTCAAGGGCTAATCTAAATTTTAAGACATTAGGTGGTTCTATGAAAGGATTAGCATCATCAGGTGTAGGTGAGTTAACAAAATCTGTTATATCATTAGGTAAAGCTATATTAACAAACCCTTTATTACTATTAGCATCAGTTATTGTTGGTATAGTTGTAGCAGTTGTTAAATTTTACGACAAAATCAAACCACTTAAAGCAACTGTTGAGGGAATTGGTAAGGCAATTGATTGGGTTGTTCAGAAATTAAAAGACTTTGCTGACTGGTTAGGTATAACATCATTCGCTGCTGAAAAAGCTGCTCAAAAACAAATTGACAATGCTAAAAAGACAAGAGATGCTGTTGAAAAGAGATATGATAGAGAGATTAAATTAATCGCAGCTGCTGGTAAAGACACAGTAGAAACAGAGAAAAAGAAACAAGAGGCTATAAGAGCTAGTTTATTAGTGGAAATAGACGGCATTAAGAAGAAATTTAAACTAGAAGGAGATGCTAATGGTGAATTAAAGAAACAATACGAGGAGTTAAAAGAAGCTTATAAGGATTCATTAATTGAAACTAAATCCTTAGATATCAAAAAGTCTAAAGAAGTAGCCGATAAAGAAGCCAAAGATTTGGATGATAGAAAGAAGAAGTATAAAGAATATTCAGATGAAGTAAAAAATGCCAATAAAGAATTAACAAGAAAGTTAGAAGATCAAAAAGTCGAATCAATATTAAATGATGAAGATAGAGAAAAAGAACAAGCTAAATTAAATTATGAAAGAGGTCTTAAGTCTTTAAAAGACTCTAAAGCTAGTAAGGAACTAATAGATGCTGCAAAAGTAGCTCTTGATTTAGAGTATCATAATAAATTATCTGATATAGAAAATAAATATATCGATAAAGCTGAAAAGGAACAAGCTGAAAGTAAAGCCAAAAAGAAAGCATTAGATGATAAGGAATTAAATCAATATCTAGAAAGAGAATTAGATAAGGCTAAATTAGGAGAGTTAAATGATAAAGAGTCACTTGATGCTAAGATTAAAGTATTGGCAGCTCAGAAAGAAATTGATTTAAATAATGCTAAGGACTCAGCTGAGAAGAGAGCTTTAATTGAAAAAGAGTATCAGGATAAAGTTGAAGCATTAAAGAAAGAAGCTGCTCAGAAAGATAAAGAAAGAGATAAAGAAAGATTAGAATTAGCTGCAAAAGTAGCTACAGCTATTGGACAGGGTGTTATTACAGTAATGAATGATGTTGCTGCATTAGATGCTCAGAATAGAGAGAATCAAATTAAATCTAATGACGAAGCAGCCAACTCAGCTATAGCATCTAATAATGCTGCTAAGGATGCTGAATTAGCTAAAGAAGGATTGACAGCTGATCAAAAGGCACAGATTCAATATCAATATGCTATGAAAGAATACCAAATTAAGTTGAAGCAATACAACGATAATATGGCTATTAAGAAGAAAGAGTTTGAGAATAACAAGAAGATGGCTATTGCATCAGCTTTAATACAAGGAGCTTTAGGTGTTGTAAACGCTTTAAGTGCTACACCATTTATGCCTATGGCTATTATTGGTATGGCTTTAGCAACTATTACAACTGGTTTATCTATTGCTAAGATAGCTTCTCAAAAGTTTGATGGTGGTGGGTCTCCTCCAACTCCACCAGCTTTACCTAGTGCAAACGGTGGTGGGGTTTCTGGTGCTGGTGGTGGAGGTGCTAACAATTTCTCAGCTCCTCAGTTCTATAAACTTGGTCAAGGTGGTGGTGGAATACCTGCTCCACAGAAAGTTATTGTAACTGAAACAGATATAACTAAGACACAAAAGAATGTTCAAAAGATTGAGACTCGTGCTACACAATCATTATAAAAATAAAAGGAATACAAATGAAAAAGAAATACAATGATGCTGATTATCCGGTTTATGAAATAGTATGTGATGATACAGATAAGACTGGTATTAGATTATTATCTATTGTTGGTGATCCAGCTATAGAAATGATGGGTATGGCATTCGGTGAGACTGGTTCTCTTAAGAATTATGAGTTTAAAGCTCAAGAAGATAAACAAATAATTGTTGGACCAGCTATGATACCAGGTAAAAAGATACTTAGAAAAGATCCAGATGGTAATCCATACTATTGTGTTTTCAAACCAGAAACTATTGTTAAGTTAGTTCAGAAGTTTAATTCATCTGGATCTAATAGAAGAATTAATGTTGACCACTCTAAACAAATGGTTGATGCTTATATGATGGAGAACTGGATTATTGAAGATGAATACTATGACAAATCAAGAATGTATGACTTTGATTGTCCTGTTGGAACTTGGATGGTAGCTATTAAGATTGAAGATAAGAATTTCTGGAAGAATGAAGTTAAAGAACTTGGTAAATTTGGATTCAGTATCGAAGGTATAATGGGTGAAAAGGCTATGGAATACTCTAAAGTAATGACTATTAATGATTATATAGATTCATTAACATCAGAAGAGTTAAATGAGTTGTTAAGACTATTGAAATAATTATCATTGAAATGATAAATAACATACTCCTATATATTTATCGTATATAGGACTTAAAAAAGTAAAACTAAAATGAATAAAGACGAAGCAATTATAAAGATTAAAGATCAATTGAAGAAATTGATGTCTTTTTCAACTGAGGCTCCAGCAGAAGAAGCAGAAGCAACAGAGGAAAAAAAGTTCACTACAATGAAACTTAAGGATGGAACTGAAATCTCTATCGTGGATGGGACTGAATTGGGTGTTGGTACAGAAGTTTTCACAGTTGATGCTGATGGTAACCAAGTAGCAATCGCTGATGACACTTATGAATTAGAAGATGGTAGAAGTATCGTTATCGTAGGTGGTAAAGTAGATTCTATTTCTGAGTCAACTGAAGAAACAAAGGATGAAACTCCAATGAACCCAGCTGACACTGAAGTTAAAGACGAAAAGATGGGTGAAAATCCAGAAGGTGAAGAAGCTCAAGAAGGTGAGAACCCAATTGAAGATAGAATTACATCTTTAGAAAATCAAATAGCACAAATACTTGAGATTTTACAGGGTATGGGTTCTATGCAAGAGGTAGCAATGAGTAAGATAGAAGCAATTTCATCAGCTCCAGCTACTGAATCGATTAAAGTTGGTAAAATACCAGCAGGTAATCAAACATTTAGTTCAATGAAAACAGAAATGGATGAGTTGAAAGAAATGAGAAACAAATTTAAATTAAATGGTAATGGTGGTTATAGTTTCAACGCCGCTAAAACTAACAATAAATAAAAAAAAATAAAAAAACAAAATGGCTAGTTCAATAGATTTAAGCGGTTTATCTAAGTATACCGATCAACTATCACAAGCTCTTGTTAGAGAGTCAGTTCTTGGCGGTGAAACTTTTAAGTACATCACTGTTATCCCAAACATTAAGTACTCTGATGCTCTTAACAAGATCAGTACAACATTCAATGCTGCTGCAGGTGGTTGTGGATTAATTTCTCCAACAGGTTCAGTTGCAATACAACAAAACACACTTACTGTATGTCCTATTAAAATTGAGGAATCAGTTTGTGAAAACGACATCGAACAATACTGGTTAGGTATGTTTATGCAAGCAGGTTCTTACACAGAAGAAATCAGCCCAAAACAATTCGCTCAAGTTTATACTGCTGACAAGCAAGCTAAATTACAAGCTTATATGGATGACTTATTCTGGAAAGCATCTCCATCTAACCACTATTCATCTGACGCAAATTTAACACTTTGTACAGGTTTATTAGAGATTTTAGATTACACTTCAGCTACTTCATCTGTTGTATCTGGTAACGGTACTTTCTCTACTAACACTACAATGACATCTGGTAACGCTATCGCTATCATAGATTCAATGATTGCAGCTATGAATACATCAGCTTCTCAAATCTTAACAGAAGGTGACTTAACAATCTTTATGTCTTACGCTGACTTTAACACGTTAGTTATCGCATTAAGAAATGCTAATTACTTCCACTATGGAGTTGGTCAAGAAGATGGTGTTGGTGCAGGTAGATGGACATTTATGTATCCAGGTCAACCAGTTAGAATCGTTGCTGTAAGAGGTCTTAACGGAACTAACAAGAGATTGTTAACAAACGCTAAGAACTTAGCAATGGGTACTGACTTAGCAGCTGATTACTCTAAATTCAGAATTTGGTATGAAGATTTATACGATTTAGTATATTTCAGAGCTAAGTTCAAAATCGGAGCTAACGCATACTACTACCAAAATATCGTATATTTCAAGTAATAGAAAACAATAATTAGTCATTAGGATGGGGATAGTCGAAAGACACCCCTTCCACCGACTAAATAAAAAACAATAAAACACAAATGTCTTGTTTATTAACAAATGGATATTCAATAGGATGTAAAACACAAGCTGGTGTTCAGAAAGTTTTTATTGGAACTTGGAACGATACTTCATTAACATACACTTTCGGTACTAACAGTATCATAACTGCATTCGGTGGGGCTACTACAAGTTTTTATACTTTCCAACAGCCAATCGAAACATCATCTTTCACTGCTCCTGCAGAGATCAATACTGAAAACAACGCTATTCAGTATAACCAAACATTAACTATTAATGTTCAAGGTATGAATGCAGCTCTTCTTAACCAAATTAAAACTTTAGGTCAAGGTGTATTTAGAATAATGGTTCTTGACAAAAACGGATCTTACTTCTTAATGGGTAAATCTGGTCCTGTTCAAGTATCTGCTATCGAATCTGGTTTAGGTAAAGTAGGAACTGATTTACACGGTGCTACAATTACTTTCACATCAAAAGAAGACCAACCTTTATACGAGGTACAAGCTTCTGCAGCTTTAACACTTATAGCTTAATTGAATACAAATTAATAAAAAAACCCATTAGTCGATCAACTGATGGGTTTTTTTATGATCATTTGATAAAGTTGTTTAAATATATATTTATCTATTATGAGAATTAAAGAAGAACACTTAGACCTACATATATCATCTCCATTTACTGGTAAAACAATATATGTAAGAACAATGGAACCTGGTTTATATAAACCGTTTTATGATAATGGATATCAATGGTTATTCACAGAAGAGAAATACCCAACTTGTCCTGAATGTGATGAAAGATTAGAAGATTGTGAATGTGAAGATTCACTTAAAAAGAAGAAGAAATAATGTTATACTTAGGATATACAGGATCAACATCAGTAACAGTTACTCTATATGAGAAATGTTCTAATCAGTTGAATCCTTATTTTACTTGGAGAATAAATGATAAAGATAGTAATGTAGAAACTATATTTACTGCTGATGATTATTCATCTTCACCCTATTATTATAACACATTTACTATATCAGTAGCTTCTCCAGAAGGATTAACATCTGGTATAATTGATATCAATGCTGGTCAGTATTCATATGAGATATATGAAATGTCTAACCCATATGATTTAGATTTGAATAACGCAATTGGTATTGTTGAGAAAGGTTTAATAACAATCAATGCTACATATTCTCAAATACAATCATATACATCATCTAGTTCAACTACTAATGTATATAGAAATCAGTCCAGGATTTAATATGAAAGAATGTAGAAAGTGTAATATAATTAAAGAGGATATAGAATTTAATTTCAATTCCTCAAATAAAGATAAATTAGGTTCCTATTGTAAAATATGCAATAGAATTAATAATAGTAAATGGTCTAAGTCAAATCCAAGAAATAGGTCAGAATATAATAAAATATGGAGGTTAAACAATAAAGATTATGTTAATTTAAAATATAAAGAAAAATATAACAATGATATTAATTTTAAATTATCACAAAATATAAGAAATTTAATTTCTATATCAATAAAACGAAATGGATATAAAAAGTCATCAAAAACAAACGATATACTAGGATGCTCATTTGAAGAGTTTAAATTACATATAGAATCAAAGTTTGAAATGTGGATGACTTGGGAAAATAGAGGATTATATAATGGTGAGTTGAATTATGGTTGGGACATTGACCACATAATACCAATATCAACAGCAGTAAATGAAGAAGAACTACTAAAATTAAATCACTATACAAATCTACAACCATTATGTAGTAAAATAAATAGAGATATTAAAAAAGATATATTAATATGAGTAAAGAAATAGATTTAGAGTTTAATGATGAAGGCGGTTCAAAAAGTGGTATACCTATGAGATCATTTGAATTTAATACAGTTGGAAAAGATATTCCTCAGTATAAAGAATCAACTAATCAAAGAGGTGGGTTTATTAATTTCGGTGAAGATAATTTAATGCCTAATTATTATATTAGTTTATTAGATAGATCACCTAAACACAACGCAATCATTCACCAGAAGGCGGCAATGATTGGTGGTAATGGTATTGTTAAAAATGGATTAAGTAATGAAGCATTAAACTTTATTGCTAATGTAGCTAATGATGATGATTTAGAAGAAATCGTAGCTAAGATTTCTGTTGACTTAGAAGTTCACGGAGCTTTCTTACTTAATATTGTATGGTCAAAAGATAGAACAAAGATTGCTGAGATTAACTATATGAATCCTCAGACAATGAGAATTGTTACACCTGACCCAGAATATCCTAATGTTGAACAATATTGGATTTCTAAAGATTGGTCAAATACAAACAAACCTGCTAATCAACCAGTTCTTTATCCTGGGTTCTCTGTTAAAGATAGAAGTAATCCTAATCAATTACTATATTGTAAAACATATCAACCAGGTAAATACTTCTATGGTGTTCCTGAGTATATATCAGGTGCTAGATGGATTGAAATGGAATATGAAATATCTGACTTCCACCTAAAGAACATTAAGAATGGATTTGCTCCTTCTATGTTTATTAACTTTCCGACAGGTATTCCTACTGATGAAGAAATGGCTCTTAATGATAAGAAGTTAATGAGACAACTGGCAGGTCCAAAAGGTGGTGGTAAGGCATTCATCACATATTCAGAAGATAAAGATAGCGCTCCTTCTATTAGTCCAATTGATACTAATGGAAATGATCAAAAGTATATTGACCTAAATGACATTATAACAGAAGGTATATTAGGTGCTCATCGTGTTAATGACCCAGCTTTATTTGGTTTATCAAAAGATACAGGTATATTCGCAGGTCAAACACAAATTCTAAACTCATTAGAAATGTTTAGAGCTCAATATATTATTCCTAAACAAAGATTTATTGAAAAATGTATAAACAGACTAGCAAGAATTAATGGTATTACAGATAGATTAGAACTAAATGAATATGAATTAAACTTCGCTAAGATGGATATTGCAATTAGTGATATACTTTCTATATTACAAGCTCAAATATCAGATGATTCTAAAAAGAATTTATTAGTAATTAATGGTTATTCAGAAGAGGATGCTAATAAGTTAGTTCAAAAAAATAATGCTGCTGATGGAGAATAAATATTATATCTATTTACATATTAATTTAATTACTGGTTTACCATTTTATGTTGGTAAAGGTACTGGTAGAAGAGCATTTAGTAAATCCGGTAGAAATTCATATTGGAGAAGAATTGTTGATAAGTATGATTATGATGTAATATTATTAGAAGAGTATAAAACACAGGATGAAGCTTTAGAGTTGGAAAAATATTGGATATCAAGAATTGGCAGAGAAAAACTAACAAATATGACAGATGGTGGTGATGGACAATTAGGTAATAAATTCAGTGAATCAACTAAAAATAAGATTTCTATTGGACTTATGAATAATAGAAATGGTTTATATAGAGGTAATGATTATAGAAATAGTACGGTGTTACAATATGATAAAGATAATAATTTTATAAAAGAATTCAAAACAATAAAAGAATCTCAATTAGAAACAAGTTCACCACATATATCAAAGGTTTGTACTGGTAAAAGAAAGACATCAGGTGGTTTCATATGGAGATATAAAAATAAAGAAGCAAAATGTACGTTCAATTAATTGATACAGAATATGTATTCCTACACACAACAGTAGATAAAAATACGGACCCAGGTTTATTGGATCCAAATATTATAGTTGCCCAAGATACTAATATTCAACAAATTATAGGATATACTCTATTACAATATCTAATGGAACTTGTTTCTACTGGTATGATAGATGATCCTTCTAAAGTTAAGTATAAGATATTACTTAATAACTATATTCAACCTGCATTAGCACATCACACTGTATGGCACGCATTACCTGATATTCAATATAGACTTACAAACAAATCTATTTTAAGTAAGACAACAGATAATGCAACTACAACTGGATTAAAAGAATTAATCTATTTAAGAGATAATGTTAAACACTACGCAGATTTCTATAATCAACGTATTAGAGAACAGATCATTAACGATCCATCTGCTTACCCAGAATACTTCCAAAGTGTCGGTATAGACAGAATTAGACCTAAAAGAACTACATACTTCTCAGGATGGTCAACATCAGGAGATTCAAAAGGTAAAGGTAGTCCTGGACACGGAGATCCAGATTGTAATGGATGTGATCCAACAGGATATCCGCTCAACTGGTAATAAAATTATAATAGTTTATGAAGATATGTAATATATGTGATATAGAAAAGGAAATTATATCATTTGATGAAAACAGAAATGTTTGTAGAAAATGTAGAACAAAACAAAATAATAAATCAATATCCAATTATAAACTAAAGAGTAGATATGGCATTGATATAGATGAATATAATATAATATTTTCTAATCAAAATGGATGTTGTGTTATATGTGGAATACATCAATCAATATTATATAATAAATTAGCTGTTGATCACGATCATACAACTGGTAAGGTAAGAGGTTTATTATGTATGAATTGTAATACAGCAATTGGTAAATTTAATGATGATATTAAATTACTTGAAAAAGCAATAGAATATTTAAAAAGATGAGAAATTCAACTTATAAGAAGAATTTAGATAAATTTGAAAAGTTCCTGAGTCTACAAAAGGTAGAGAGCAATGTCAAAATAAAAAAAGAAGTTGTTGAAGGTGAAATAGAAAAGGAAATAAATCCTGTTCTAGTCACCAAAGACAACATTGACGAACTATAATGGAAATGTTTATGGAGATATTAACCAGCTTAATAAAATTGTCACCATTAGTGGCATCATTAGTGGCATTTATATGGTATTTATACAAAAAGAATGAGAGTATTGAGAAGAATATTGTAACAAAAGATTTAGAGATTAAAGAACTTAACCTTTATATCAGAACTAACGATAAAGAAAATCAAGAAATCTTATCTAAAGTTGCTTCAACACTTGATAAAGTATTGGATGATCAGAAGCATAATGTTGATGAGATTAAAAACCACATCAGCATATTAATGATGATGAAAAACAAAGATAAGTAATCTTATGAGCAACAAGAAACTACAAGAACTTAGAGAAGAAATCTATCTAAAACTTATTCGTATTAAAACAAAATCTTCTGAAAAGAAGAAAGTTAAAAAAGTAGCAAAAGTAACAAAATGAAATTTGGTATTAAACAATTAAGAAAACCAACTCCTAAGAAAATGAAAAGATTAGGTGCTTCTTTACTAAGTGTTTCAGTATTCGTATCAGGTTACGCATTCTATAACTCTCACGAGTATGTAGGTGTAATAGGACTTGTATGTGGTGTAGCAGGAACATTCATAACTTCTATGTTTTCAGAGAGTGATAACTAAAGTATATGTAACTGATATAGGATGGGTAATGGTCAAAGTATATTATCCAAAGAGAGGTGTGTATATAAACTATCCAATAATAAACATAAATGAAAAAAAAGGTAAAAAAATCAAAGATAAGGACATTATGGACTCACAAGTTCATCAATAAAGTTATTCCAGATAAACGTAAAAAGAAACCAAAGCATAAAAAAGACCTATTCATCATTGAGTAGGTCTTTTTATTTACTCTAAATAGTATTTAGTACCATTCGAACTCGTTATATATTGCTTACCATATGTTGGATTAACTCTTCTTATATTCTGAACCAATGCTTCCTTTTCTTTATCTGAATAATATTTAGTATTGTTAGGTCCAAACCAATCTGTATTAGGATGTCTCTTTAGGTATTCTAAGTTTCTAAAATTATATGGAACTCCTGTATTTGAATACATCTGATATGATATAGATATAAAGAATGTCTCCTTAGTATATGTTATTCTAGGGTCTTTAATAACTACAACTTTTTTATTACAACATTTAGTTAA